TTATCATCTCCGCTTCGGCCTCTTCTGCGATCAAGGCAATCTCCATCCACCATACCGGTTGCGTCATCATCTCCCACGGTGGCACGCCTAAATAACGCGCCGCTCGGATTAGCCTGTACCAGTCTGGACATTGGCCAACTTGTCCGCCGGAAACCAACCAGCGTTTCAGTTCCCGGCGGTCTGCTGGTTTGGGCGCATGTCCTCTGCAATTGCCTGGAAGATGGCAATCATGACCTGCACAGGCAGTTTGCTGAGGTGCTCATTGTCAAGCGGATATAGATTGCCGTCATCATCAACGAGATTCCAGTCAACGATAAGGCTTCCGAGCATCTGCGCCAATGCCGTTGCTGGCCGCTCGTGCGCACTGGCAAGATTGTTTTCCAGTTCAGCGGTATAGGCACGCGCGCGGTATTTGATTTCTAGCGGCTCATGCGCGCCAAGATTAACAAACAATTTTCTTGTCTCTTTCGTCAGGTCACTCAGTTTGATGGCCATATACTCAAATACTCTCCATTTCTCTACAACGTCTGTACATCTGTAATGACGTCAATCTGAAATGCCTTGCCCCAATTTGAATCATGCACACCAGCCAGCGTCCATTTCACCAAGTAAATGCCGTCTTCGTCTGAAAGCTCACCAGCCTCCTTGATGTTGGCCGGGAAGTCAATCTGGAAAGTGTGATTATATGTACCTTCGATGACACCACCAACCGCTTTAATCCTGAACCATTTGGTTGCGGCATTGCGCATCTGCGTAATCAGCCCAAGCCCAACCGAATCAGTGGCGAGCGAGATTTTCGCTTCCAGTTTCGGCTCACTTTCGATCAATACTGGATTTTGGCCAATCGGCCATACCAGCACATTTTTGTCGGTCAACTTCCACTCCAGCGCAAAGCCGCGCGTCAGCGGCTGCACGCTGTCCAGGCCGGCCTGGCTGTCCGCCATGTACAGGCTGAGATGAACGGGCAATACCGGCTTCGGCGTCATGCTAGTCGGGTTGGCGGTCATGGTGATACCGGTTTCAAGCGGCTGGCCGATTGCATCGCCGGAAACCGAAACCTCGTCACGCTTGAACGTAAATTCAAGCCCCTTGACTTTCACACCGACGGAACGCCATGCCGATAACGCGTCGCCTTGCTCGACCGTGAAAGTTTTACCGGCGTCCTCGCCAAATGTGTTGCTGGTAAATGTCCACTTATAGGCCGCAGTAGTTCCCTGCTGCACAGGCGTTGGCTGACTTAACAGTGAAACAAGCAGGTACAGAATCTCGTTATACATCAACTGTTCAGCCTCGATTTTCGCCTCTACCCACTCTTTGTTCACGACCGACAGCGACGGGTACTTGTTGCCATTTGCAAAGAGCGTCTTGCTGTCTGTTTTGACGACCGGTGCGATAGAGGTTGACATGAGTTTGCGGTTTGCGGCCACCGCCGTTCCAGGCGTGGTCTCGATACCGATTTGCACAGTCTGAAAAATAGATGCTTTCTCTGCCATTTGACACTCCTACTGAGTAAAGATTTTGAATTCCAGGATGATTGCCTTGTACTCTTTGTCACTATCCTGTTCTACCATCCGCCGCTGCTCCTGGTACACCGCTGCCAGTACACCCGTTCCGCTTGCTTTGTGTAATATGGCACGAATGCGGTCAACAATTGGCTCAATATCGGTGTAACTCGGCTTATCTGTCCAGATAGCCACCTGCCAGGTCTCGGCGTCCATCACCTTGTCAACGAACAGGTTGCCGATTTGCTGTGCCATTACCAGGGTCAATATCGCCAGCGGATACTGCTCACCTTGCGGCGCAATGTCCACATAGACGCGCCCGCCAAGCGCAGCAGATAACTGGCTATCTGTAGTCAGTTGCTCATATAGCCAACGGTCTGCGTTGAGGACAGTCATCGCAGATACTCCTCCAGCCGTTGCATAGCGGCAAAAAATGCTGGCGCAACATTTTCGGCTGCGGGGCGCATGTAGGGCTTCGCTCGCTGACGGCGCGTGCCGAATTCAACATAGGCGGCGTAATCCGTGTGCGGAGCGATGATGGCTTTCGTCGGTGACGGAAACTCGCAGGTGATGGAGTTCTTGAGTTTGCCGGTGTCCACGGGCACAACTGCTTTAGCGTTTGCTTCCACGTCAAACGCCGCCTTGCGGATGATGGCGGATACTGCCTCCGGCAATTGCGCCGCAATGCGCGGTAGATTGTTATACTTGATGACGATGCGTGCACTCATTGTCTGCTCCTCTGCCGTACCGCTTTTGTCTGTTCTTGAATCCGCTCCACCGCCTGACGCATCGCCGCATCATGCTCATCCAAGCGTTGGGACACGCGGTCCAGCATGGCGGCAATCCGCTCCAGTGTTGCTTCCGTTGCCATTGTCTGCTGATGCAAAAATTCGCGCCATTGTTCATCGCGCCGCGCGGCATAGACGGCGTTGCGCTTGTCCATTTCCAACACGAACCAGACGAACACGCCGACGATGGGAAGTTGCGTTAAGAGATTCTCCCAGTTCATAGTTATCCTGGAAGTTATCCTCTCGCGGCAAATTTATTTGCGATACCGTCCAGGACTTTTTTGAGCAGTGCATTATAGACAAGCGTCGCAAATCCAACAAACGCCGAAAGTGGTACCAGCAACTCGCCTGCCCATGCCACCAGCGCAGGCACAAATTCAGCCAGGTCGCCGCCCCACGTCGGGAACGATGGCAGACTCACCGGCGAAAACGCAAATGCAAGGACGGCAGCGACAATGTACACGCCAGCAGTCAGCCAGCCGCTCGGAATGGCCTTTCCACGTTTGCTGGCAAGTTTCACAAGCCAGACAATCACGGAGGCAACCAAGCCAATGACAAACATCAGTTCGGGAGAGATTTCAGTCATTTTTCACCTCACACTCTTTTTACCACGACGCGCAGCGCCGTTTTCTCACTGCGCTCAAAGATACTTTCAATCTCATATTGCTTTCCGCCGATTTGCAGCCGGTCATCCTGGCGCAAATCGGTATCATGCGGCAAAGTCACGACGATTGACGTGTCAGCCGCGACCGCGCCACCGCGCTTTGTCTCACCGCCGCCTTGAGTGGCAATGCGGCCTTTCGTGGTGGCAATGGTTTGCCAGGTCTCCGCCAAACCGCCAGCACCATCAGAGGCACGGGTCGGTCGTTGGACGTACACCGTTTCGGGTAGGAGCTTTGCTTGCTCGGCACGGATTTTGTCCAAGTCACCAGGCATCTGTGCGCTCCTGTTTGGCCGTGACAATCTTTTGCTGCTTCCGATATTGAGCGGCCAGTGCCAACAAAGCCGCACGCTTCTGCGAGCGGTTCATAGTTGCCCCGTCCGCAGAAACGTCAAACTCCGTCGCGACTTTCCCCGCCCACATTTCCAGCAAGTCCACCGCCGCGCCGTAGGG